CCACACCTTTTGATTCAGTTCTTCCTTTACCATTTTATCTATCATTTTTTATTCCTCTCTCTATATTCTTTTTTTCTTCTAAAGTATTCTTTCCATTTCATTAGAACCAACTCTCCGTATTAGCGGCATCACAAATACCGAAGAAACTACAATTAGAACAAGTCCTTGCAAAATACTTCGTTGGGAATATTCCGGTCTCATAGGAATGAATCATCTCTGCTATTCCTTTCCTCACAGCAGTCATACTACTCTTCTTGGCATCTTCGACATAGATGTAATTAGCAGCAGGATAATACCAACCCCAATGAGAGATTGGTAGATTAGGGTCAATGCCCATTTGCTCTAGTTCCTCATTAGGAGTATTCTCAAACAGTATCTTGTAGAATGCCATCTCCTTACGCATCATAGTCTTCTTCCAGTCTTTCCAACCACCAGTCTTCAATTCCATAGGAATGTATCTGTCGCCTTCCTTGAACATCCTGTCGATTATTCCCTGTAAGTGAACCGTATAGTTCTGAGATAGTTCATACTTCGGATTCTCGTTTCTATCTATCTCAATCTTAGCATCTAGCATTACTTCATTAACAACAGGAACGAAATCATCAGTAGTGCCTTCAACTCTTGATTCCATGAATCTGTTTGCTTCAAAGATGGACATCGCTTCATACATCTCAGTGTAATCATCTATTGGATGAAGACTCATACAGTAGTTAATCAGTTCTTCATGTGAGAGATTCTCTGCTTTCTTTACATCGAAGGCATTGAAGAAAGCCTCTCTAGAATTGTGTATTATGCTTCCTTTAATCATTACTTCTGTGGTTTCAATCGGTCTCCTTTCGACATATTGAAACTCATATCTCTTTGGACACCATTGATAAGAACCTAGAGAAGACTTTGATATCTTCAATATTGGTTCTCCATCTTGTCCGTAGTTCTCAGGCTTCCATTGGTATGTGTATTCATTTGTATTACTTTGTCTCATTCATTCTCACTCCTTTTATTTTCAAAACCATTCCTCCAAAGAGGATTGCTGTGTGTCTCTTTTTATCTGCATTGTTTCCCATCCCATTGCTCTAAAGATAGGTTCTGCTTTCTTCACCACTGATTCTGCATAGTGAGACCAATCAGGGTCAAAATCACTAAACTCGTCAGCAGTTAATCTAGATACATAGTTAGGAGTAGTAAACTGCCTAGTTATAGGATGCAGATAATGCTCTCTGCAATTCTTAATCCTAAGATATAGATATGTATCCTCTATCTTCTCATAACCCTGTGAATGACTAAACAACACACCTTCAACCCCTGAACCAAAAGTGGGTCTCTTCCCACCGACAGTTACGAAGTTGTTATGCTCCATTAACCTACCAGCATCATCTACACACCCACCGTAATCCATCAAGTCAAAGACACTTACTGACTTGTTGCTCCATCCTTTATCGAATCTAGCCTTTGGATTACAATCCTTACATACCAATCTGAATCTTTCATCACGGTATCGGCTTCTTTGTAGAACATCTGATAGTGGAATCTTACCCTGCATGACAGCATTATACTTATCATTCAGATAAGAAACTATTTCCTGCTCTGATTTACCTTCAACCCACATGTTTAGCACTGAAAGTTGAACATCTTTGGCTAATTTAGTCAAGGAAACTCTCTTTGCAGTAAAGCCTGTCATCACAAACTCCTCTTTATCGAGGAACTCACCATCTTTCCAAGTAATTAGACCAGCATTTCTGTTTTTTGTTGCTCCAACACCTAGAGTTCGGAAGTATTTCTCAAACTCTAGCGTTACAGGGTGTTCTTTCAACCCCATAACATTAGGAAACGCCTCTCTAACGTGCTCATTTAGTATTTTCAACGTCTTTTCAGCAGTTTCAATGCTATTGTCTTCAATATCAACGTAAATTGAGTCAGTATGACCGTAAACTACCTTCATGTTAACAACTCCACTGCTATAATTGATGCAATAATCACTTTTACTAGACCAAACACTGTTCTAAGCAATGCTAACGTTGCAAATCTGTCTTGTGACCACTTTTCTATACTCATATTACATTCACATCCTGTAAAAGTGAAACTAAACCATATAAGAAGACAAAAACAAGGAACATCTTACCCGTTGTCCTTGCTACCGACCTACTATCCTTCATTAACTGTCGAATCGCTTGCTTTCTTAACTCCGACTCAGATAGTTTCTCTTCTTCGACCTTTGAGAAGTCGATACTTGCACTTTTGATTGGCATTATAGTTCCCTCACTTTGAATGCTGCAATGCGAATGGCTTCTCTAGCACTAGCAGTTATACTAGCGGCCAAATCAACATCAGCCCAACCAAACCCCTGATATGCAATAATACCATAGAAGGATGCCATTAATCTCTTGACTGCAAGTTGGTTGTTGTTCCATTTCACATATTCACTTTTACTTTCACTTTCTTTCATTTTCATTTTGTATTCGTTTCTCAGTTCCTTCAACTCTAGAACTGCTTTAGGTAGCAAACCTAGTTCATTAGTGTTGTAATACCTCATGTCATAGTCTTCAACTTTAGAGAAATCTTTAGGTGTCCTTAGATTTACACCAAATTTAGTTGATGTATGAGACTTAGTTTCCCAAGAGATATTTCTTGCTATCATCATACTTGGGTATAGACCTGCGAAGTCAAATGCAGCAACACCCAAATGAAGACCATTTGTGCCTTCACTGAGAGGGTCGTAGACCATTGCTCCATCATACTCTACCCTGTCTCCTTTCTTGCCCGTAGGTGCTTTCCATGAGGCATTTCTCATGAAGTATATTCCACCCATGTTAGAGGCATAGAAACATGCATCGAATGGAGCAATCAGTAAACGCTGTAACGAGAGTATTGCTTCTGTTGTGAAGTTCTCATCGTCTATCCTCTTGATTAACTCAACGTCTTTGACAGCATACTCTAGATATGTTTCAGTGTCTTCTTGCCAGCCTCTCCTGAAGAACTCGTTCTTATCAGGGAACTTCTCACTCACTAGTTTCTTCTCACCTAATACATACTCTGAAACATAGTCGAGAGATAGAGATGGTAGAGTACCTCGTTGTGCATCATTCCACTGTCTCTCAAAGGCTAAGTCCAATGGAACACAAATCCTACCTTTGATTGGTTGTGCTATTGGAGAATAGTTCTCTATCTGCTTAGTCTTTAATATTCTCTTTCTCTCCTTGATGTTCCATTCAACACCCGTTACTTCGTGAACAGGGGATAACAATCTTGGGTCGATGTTATTTGCATGTAGTCTCTCAATCAACTTAGGCACATCGAACTTCCACCCGAACCAAGAGATGAGCATGTCAGGGTCTTTCTCTGTCAACATCAACATGAATCTTTCAAGAACAGTTCTCTCTGTTTCATTAGTATCAGGAAGCCAACTCAAGGTGTAATACTTGTCATCATAGTTATCATACACTACAATTGCAGTTATCGCACCATCATGTTCACCACCTTGCATCCATTCCATATCCCAATACCACTTACGCAAGTTATACTCAGGAAGTTCTTCCAACTCATCAACAGCATATCTGTAATGGTGTTGAACATCTGCTTCGTAAGTTTGAATATCTCTATCATGGTAGTAGGCTCTAACTTTACTTGTTACATTCCTAGCATCTGACTTCATCGTTTTATACGGTGTCCATGTTACTTTCACAAGTGAATCACCTTCAAGATTGACCCAATCACCAGCCTCATATGTTAGAGTTGCAGGAAACTTCTCCTTCTGTTGATAACCTTCCTTCAAGAACACCTTTGTTTCAGTGTCAACATTAACGATATTGGAAGCCTCCACAAAGAAATAGGGAGAGAAGTCGGCGTAGGAAATCTCTTCCTCTACAACCTTCTTCTCTCCATCTCTCCATCTTAGGAAGATACCATCTTTTGTGTTTGCTATTATCATAATATCCCTCTTTTCGTAAGCACATCTACAATCGAAAGGGGTGGGTATTCTGTCACCCAAATTGATTTAGTTTTCTTATCCATATAATCACCGTGTAATGTATGGGGCTTTGATTAATATTCTATCATCTCCTGCCCAAATAACAGGAGACTCGTCTTTCAAGTAGATAGTCACAGGAACAGAACCACGAAAGAACTTGTGGAACTGACCAGTTACTTCTACTGTTGCGGATTCACCATTCATAGATAACGTAGAAACTACGACATCTACATTATCAATATCAGACCTTCTGCTTGAAATGGTGAAGTGTTGATTGTCTGTATCTAACAGATACTTTGCGTTGTTAATAACATCACAAGTCTTGATTGCATCCGTTAGTATTGTAGAGCCTGTGGTAATGATAGACTCAAAGACCACACTGCTAAAGACAGGATTCTCAGGAGTGATGTTGTATCCTTGAATCCTAGCAATCATTGCAGCATTAGGATGATTGACAACTAACGGGAGACTTGCTCTCTTTCCTCCACCTTCGTCTTGTAATAAGATAAAGTCATCAGCAATTAATTGGATTCTGTCTCCTGTAAATGTCTTTAGATACTTCAGCATCTTATCTATCTCTACGACAAACATATTATTGCCATCTTCATTTGTCTGACTAATGATAGGAACAGACACTCGACAGATGGTTTGGTTGTCGGCATTGTATAGATTCAATATATTGTCATCAACTAGTTCAAGCAAAGCGTAGCCTGTCAATTGGCCGTTCTTTGCTGAATCTCCATTGTGATACTTTCCTTTCATCCATACATCTTCTATTGCGTTTGTTAGTGTTTTATTGTTTATTTCTATTCTCATTTTCATCCTTCCTTTCTATAATTTTTCACCGCAATGTGGGCAAAAAGACCAGTTATATTTTTCTTTTTTAGAAGTTTCTTTATTCTTCCTTGTATTTTCTGCTCTCACTTTGTAATCTATTACATCGTGTACCCCATCAATAGCCCAATTTCCTCTTACATCTCCGAGTATAATATCGAAGTAGTGCTTCCTAAGATGAGTCTTCAAGGCACTAGCACATCTGCTGTATGGGTCACCATCCAGTTCTGCCTTTTCCCACATATCTTTCCAGTGTAGTTGTGTTGGGCTTTTGGATAATGCATCGTAAAGTTTCTCTGCTTTTTGTGCTGTTGTTAGAAACGGTGGTGTTTCGGGAGTGTAATATAATGTGCCTCTTTTGTAGCCGCTTGTTAATACATCAGGGTCAAGTGTTAACTTCGCTTTAATTTTAAGAATAGCAGCACTGTTTGTTCTAAAGTTATAGCCGTTTGACTTCAAAGCCTCTTGTAGAGTCATCTCCTCTTTTGAAATCGTTTCCTTTATTTTATCTATTATTATTTCTAATTCTTTTTCTTTTCTTTCTTTAATACTCATTTTTATTCCTCCTAAATAGCAGAAGGGATAGGGGGTTTCCCCCCTACCCACATCTACATTACGTTCAGAGTTCTCCTGCCTTTATCTCAGGGAAACCTGACCAGTTTACTTTACCATCTTCAATGGTTAAGACCTTCAACCTCTTGCCAATCATCTCAGGCTTCCTAGCACTTGCTTCAACCATAGCGGTGAAGGTTGCACCATTCTTCCTTATGTCTCTTGACATTCTGACTGTTGCAGTAAAGATATCCTCTGTTGTCGAATGCCAATTAGCCTCAACACCAACAGGATTAGGATTACCTGCATACTTGTCTTTAGAGTGAGCAATCACTATTCGATGGCAAGCCATCTCTAGTATCTGCTTGTGCAAGAAGTTCTTGTAAGGGGTATTCCTATCACCCCAAACATAAGGTGGTTGCTTGATTACTGTATCAGCATCCATACCATGCTTCTCACGCATCTTGGTCTCGCATACATCTGTCAGGAGTTTATCTGC